TTTTTAGACAATTCTCTTTCGTATTGTTCTAATAATCTCCACACTCCTCTATTTAATTTTTCGTGTTGTAAAACACAATTTAAGTATGTAAATGTTAATTTAAGAGTTTCTTTATTACAATTAAAATCGGCGGCAGGAGCCAAATGACCCTTATCATATATATTATTCTCGTAATCCCTACTATCAGAAGTTAAAATAGAATCACAGGTATAAAAATCTAAACCTTTACGAGATATATTCCCATCAGAACATTTTACATGATATTCAATCCATTTTGGTTGTTGTAATTTTTCAGAATAAACTATATCAAAAATTGATGTTCTTATATAAATTGAATCTCTTATTTGTCCGAATGAAAAAATTGATAATAATAAAAAAATCTTAAAAAAAATAAACTTCATTTATAACAAATAATTTACTATAAATATCTCAAATTTTTTTTGAGTTTTGTTTAACTTTATATATTAGACAAACAACAAAATACTTTAGACAAAAAAAAGGGGTTCATATGAACCCCTTAATAATAAATTAATATAATGTTTAAAACATAATCTGTAAATTGGCGGTTATTGGTCGGTTAGCTACAGTTGGATTAGGGACGATTGCCGTTTTATACATTGGATTAACCATAATTGTTAAACGACTTTGAGCATCAGTACTTTTAGAGAATTGTAATGTTCTTTTAATTACAACTCCCACATTTGTAAAACCTGCTTTAGATTGGAAGTTCAATTGTGATTCACCTGTTACATACCCAACAAACAAGTCAGCATTATAATCTAAATGATAAGTCGCCTCAATATATGCAGCTCCTCTTTTATAGGCCTCATTTTGATAGAATACAAAGCTACCCCATAAGTCAATTCTTGATTTAAGGTCACCTTTATATTTTAACGCCAACTCAAAAAAGTGATTTGTTGTTGCTTTGTCAAAATGGAAAAAAGAAGTATCTGATTGAGTTGGGGTGTTTTGATTGAAATAAACATCCTGTATTCCTATTGATGTGTTATACACATTAAAAAACATTCCGTTTTTAACAGTATTACCGTATCCATCTTTAAATTGGTTGTATACAACACAAGCTTCTGAATTTAATGTAAACCAATCAACTGGTTGATAGTCGGCTTCCATTTTTATTACAGGTTGTTTACCAACGTCCATACCTCTCCATAAATTACTTGTCGCCATTCCGTATTCACTCGTAAATGGACTTTGTTTTTTCTTTGGTTTAAAGAATAACCCTTGTTCAGTTGTATCGGCAATTGAAGTTTGTCCAATCGCAAATATTGATACGAACATCATTAGGGTTAAAAATAAAATTTGTTTTTTCATTTTTTGTTTTTTAAAATTTATTTATAGTATTCATAAATATATAAAATTTTACCAAATTTGTAAATTACATTTGGAGATTACTAATTTTCGATATATATTTGTAAAACATTTGAAAACAAGGTTAGAACGAAACAATCCTAATCTTTAGGTGGGTTGGAAGACGATTAAGATACAAGACCCACCTTATTTATCTCCATAAAATAAGTTGGTTTTTACCCACCCTAAATTGGTTTAATTCAGATTCTCTAAACACTGTTGTTATAATTAATTTCCAATATGTACCTTCTATATGTACAGGAGTAACAGGAATTGCTAATTCCCACTTAAGTGATTTTAATATAAAAGGTTCATCATCTTTTATTTCACCACTAACTATTTTTTCAGAAATTTCTCTAATAAATAAACTTACAAATTCTTTTAGTTCGGAATTTGATATTTCTCTTTGATTATACGAATCACCCAATTCAGGTCTTGTTGCTCTATCAAAGGCATGTTTTTTCCTATCGACCTCAAAGTTAAAAATTATTTTTAACTCAGAAGATACTTGAGCGATTCTTTTTTCTAACAATAAATGTTCTTTTATTATTTTTCTAAGTGTCATTTTAGATAAATATCAATTATTAATAAAAATAAAAAAGGTCAGATTTCTCTGACCTTTTTATTATTCTAAAGATAATTGATTATCTCAATTCTCTTAAGTCGAATGAACGAACACCATCAACTGTGATACGTCCGTAGAAACGGTTGTTAACCATCTTCTTAGCGTAACGTGTCATGATACCCTTAATAGGTGTAAAGTTGAATGGATTGTACATAGTTGGAGTTAATTGAAGTGGTACATACGGTGCGTAAATGTAACCAGTATCAAGTAACGATGTACCTTTGTGACCAATCAATACTTGGTTTGGTGGGAAGTATGGGTCACGATATACTTGGTAACGACCAGCAAGTGTACCCACTCTTTCAATACCCATGTTGTATTGGTCTTGCTCAGGTGACGCGTTAGAAACGTGGAAGTATTCTAAGTCATCAAAGATTGCAGAAACCTCAGATGATACAACAATCCAGTTAGCCCCACCACGAAGTGTTGACTTGTGGATTTGAGCTGATAATTGGTTAATTGCTGTAATCAAAGTTTGGTTCCAGTCTTTCTGAGTGTAAGAAGTTGTGTTAGCAAGTCTTCTCCATCCGTTGTAGTCCCAACGTAAATTCCAAGCCGCACCTTTACGAAGGTCACGAAGGATTTCACGGTCAATTTCAGCCGCAACTTGTTCTGACAACAATGCTGTCAATTCAGCTTCAGCGTCAATGTTGTGGAATGCCGCAACGTCTTGAGCAAGTTCTGGTGACCATTGTGCTCTCAACTTTCTTTCAGTTACAGAAACTGTTACTGACTCAAGGTCAAAAGAAACTTCACCAATCTTGTCTTCAAATTCTAATTCTTCATAACGTCTCCAAGCGACATTAAACGCAGAACCTGATAAAACTCCGGTTATTGTAGCACCAGTGTATCCATCGATTGTGTCATTACCACAAGTAGGACAAGTAGGACATGACAAATCTACTTCCAAATAGATATAACCCGTTTGGTCACAAATGTTGTCATAAGTACCACCACCGCCATTCGTAGGCCAAGTTGTTGTAAAAGGTGATGAAGTAGGACTAACTATACCTTGACCATATTGTTGGGTTACTACTCTGTAAAGTAGTGGACCTGTAGATACTTGACATGGTGTGGTAGCGGCAGTTAAACCACTTCCTGTGTAAACAATCAAACTAGCTAAGAAAGTTTCAGTGTCCATTTCATTACCATCAGGGGCAACAAGTTTACCAACACCATTGTTAGCAAAACCACCAACTCTGATGATTATTTTTCTAATATTAGTACCAACATACACGGTTTCAGCTGGTTGTAATGCTCCGTTAGACCAAGCAACTACTGTTGCAGCTTGTGTTACAGCCGACCAACGACCCTTAGAGTAGTCGAATAATCCTGGAGGGTCTAAACCTGCTTCAGCACCTTCATAGAATAAGTCATAAAGGTTTTTAGCATAAGTACCGTTGTAACCACCATTACCTGTAGTATAACCTGAATTAGGATTACCAGGATAGTTACCTGGTGAACCTACAGGTGCGTAATGGTCACCTGAATTTGAATTAAATGGTCCATTAGTAGTTGCTGCCGCTCCACCATTGTAACCTTGAATTTTCGGTACGAAATAGAACAATTTACCGATTGGTAAGTTCATAGCTTGTACAGAAACGATTTCGTTAGCAAGTAATTTTGAGAATACTCTTCTAACGATAGGTTCGTTTATCAAGAAGCTAGCTTGGTTTTCATAAAGCTGAGCTACGTTCTCTTTTAGGTGACCACGAAGGCCTTCAAGGAACCCTAATTTGTCCCATTTGTTGATAGTATCTTCCTTGATAACTTTAAGGTGCTTAAGACCAATGTTACCAACAAGACCTGATTCTAATAATGCTCCCATTTTTTTGGTTTTTTATTTGTTTTTAAGTTTATTTTATTTTAGCCATCAAATCTTTCATTCTCAGGAATTGAGGATTTTCATAAGTTTTTGACTCAATTAAGTTAGCTGCAGAACCTGATGAAGGTGCTTTTTCCATTTTTCTTTCAAAAGACTCATTCATTGGTTGTACGTTACTTCCTGACAACTCATCTTTGATGATTTTGTACAAATTCTTTGATTCTTTAAGAGTTTCAACACCATCAAATCTTCTCAAGATATTAATTTTTTCTTGTTTAGATGTTGAATGTTCAGTAAATAATCTTGTAGCGTATGCCAAGTTTGAATTGAACACCGCAACTTCGTTTAATTTGTTTCTGAACACGTTAAGTGCTTTTCTGTACTCTTCATTTTTTTCTCTAAGAATTTGTAGCTCACCACTATCCACACTTTCAAACGTTAAGTTTCTATTAGGAGTGATTCCTTTTCTAAGACCACGTCCTTCTTTAGAACCATTTCCGTATGTACGTGAGGCTTCTTTTGTTTCGGCTTTCTTAACTTTTGGTTTAATTTTAAATTCACCGTCAAGATTTTCGCCTGATTTATCGTATTCAAATTTTGGTTTACCTGTCCCAACTGATTTAGGACCTTGTTTCATTTTAGTATTAAATCCTTTTTCATTAACTTTGCCGTACTTGAATTTAGATGCACTTCCCATACCGGTTCCTTTAGCTTTGATTTTTTTCATAGCTTCTTCAATATAGTTGTCATCTTCATCCACTTCCTCGTCGGTCATTTCAATTTCATATACTACATCGTCCATGTCTTCATCCTCTTCAACACCCATAGATGTTGTGTCGTCAGACATTTCGATTTCATACATTACACCTTCACCTTCTTCCTCGTCTTCTTCATACATAGAATCAAAAGACATTTCGTCGTCAGACGTTGAATCGAAAGACATTTCACCTTCTTCATCATACTCTTCATCGAATAGATTTTTTACGATACTTTGAATATCAACTTTTCCACGTTCAGAACCCATTTCAGGTTCTTCCATATCTAAGTCCATCTCAAATTCAGAATCTTCAAATTCCATCATTTCTTGAGTATCCATTTCAGGTTCTTCCATCATTTCTTCAGTGTCAGTGTCGAAATATTCCATCATTTCAAAATCGGCATCTCCCATATACTCTTCTTCACCTTCACCAACAATCATATATTCTTTGTCGGTTTCGTTATCTCTAACGTTTATATTTCCACTTTCATCTTTTGTTACAACAATGTGGTCATCAGGACCCATTAATTGAAATACTCGTAGAACTTCCTCGTCAGATTTTTTAGTTAAATCTATGGGTTCGTCATCAGGATTATCAGTATCCATTTCCATACCTTCTTCTTCGTCGCCCATTTCAGGTTCCTCCATTTCAGGTTCTTCCATGTCTACATCTGTTTCAATCTCATCCTCTTCTTGTTCAGATAAAGACTCTTTTACTAGTTCTTTGATTTCTTCCTTCATAGTAGAAGCAAGTATTCCTTTTGCATTTTCAGCAACCGCCTCTTCTAAATTTTTCATAGAAAGGATTGCTTCTTCAACTAAAGAT